CCTTGAGCAAAGTAGCTATGTATCTTATCTTTTTTCTTTATTCTTTTTGAAGTTTTGAAATCTATTATTGATGGTACACCGTTATATTTTGCGATACAATCGCATCTACCAGCAACTCCTAAGTGGCTACTATATAGTGGAAGTTCTAAACCATATATTGTTCCAACTTTATCTAGTGCTGGTTTAAGATTTTCAAGGCTTTGTCTAATATGAGGTAAGAAGTCAGAAGTATCTTCATTTCTTAAATATTTTTCTACAATTGAATGCACTTTAGTACCACGCCTAGAAGCTTTACCACTTACTATCTCGGCTTGTTCTTCACCAACTCTCTCACGCCAAGCTCTTATGGCGTCTTCACTGAGAATACTTAGAACTGTCGTGATGCTAGGATACTGCACACCATCAGGAGTAGAGTAAGTTCTTCCAGATTTGGCCGTGACGCAATCCAAATCTTTATATCCAATATCAATTGTTTCATGTTTAAATTTTTTGTTTTTTTGTATTTTCTTTTCCATAATTATATTCAAAGATCTCTTTCACTGCGTCTTCTGTTATACAATAGATTGCTTCAGGTCTAAATTTAAAGTTGTAAGAAGCGCTTGCCTGTTGGTATATTTTCATATGCATGACACTTACATAATCTTTACAATCATTATATGTTTCAAAGTTTGGGTTTTTAAATAGATACATGGGTCTTTCTACTGCGGCATTCGTCATTAAAAAAGACACTATTAAAAAAAATTTCATTTCTTCTCCTATACCTTTATAGTGTTACCTTTACCTGATGCTTTTTTAACGCTCTTCAATACGTCTTTCCATCCATTATCTGTTTTAGATAATAAACTTCCTTGATGCGATACAATACCCGGGAACTTAATAACTTTAACTAATCCATTTCTTTTTAAGTATTCATCTAAGTCGTCTGACTTACAATCAATGTCATACTCTTCGCCACCACTAAGTGGTTTGACTGTATATTTAGGCACCTTTATATCCTTCCCACCAGTCAGGAGCTGGTCTTTTCCATTCCCATTTAGCAAAGTACTTTGCTTGGTGGTAATAATTACGATACGCTTGAACTGCGTCACCTGGGACTTTACAATCCGGATAATGATTCATGGCTTGAGCAAACTCAGTCAGTCCAACATGCGGAATGTTTTCCGGAGGAGCTGCAAGAATAACACCTAGCTTTTCGAAACTTACGTGTTTTTTATTTCTGCGATACTCAAACTCTTTGGCCATAGAAGCAAAGTGACCGTAATGCCAGTCATAGTTTTGTTTACTTGCCATGGTCCATGTTGTACAAGGATGATGCTTGTGGACTGCAGCATAATATAGATTATCACGGATATCGCCAAATGCGTAATAAGTCTGTATAGTTTTTCCAGACTTTGACCTACGTTTCTCTGGCTTACCGTCAAGTAGCCTGTGTGCAGTGCTAAGCATTTGAGCAGATTCCACAATCATCTTAGGAATATGCCTGTCGCAAAGCATTTGAGCTGCCTTGACTGGATTTTTATCTAGTATAAAAATATTCATGTATCACCTTTAAATAATAATATTATAACATAATTTAATTCATTTGTATATATTTATATTTATCTTTAAGTCGAAATGTATACCTCCGGCACTTTTGTTAACTTGATTTGTCTTTCTACAAAATTCTTTTTTTTAAGAACTCTGTTCATTCGATTTATTCTACCTTTCTTTTTTAATTTTGAAGCGTATATGTCTAAATCTTTTACAAGTTTTTCTAGTACCATGTTTCTGCCTTTCTACAATAGTAGAGTTAGTCTTGCAGTAAACCTGGGAAAGCCTCCTCTACTACAGGTCTGGTAAGACCTTTGATGTTTTGTTTATTAATCATTGAAACGACAAGCTTGGCGTCTTCGGGATGTACACCTTCTAATATTCCTATGAATATTTGTTCTCTCTTATATTTCTGCATTTTTTCACCAGGGCCTCCCTTTACAAAATATTTAAATTTTGTATTTTCTCTAAGAAGATTAGCAGGATGATGATGAGCTGGAGATGCGGTATACGGTGGTTGACCTGTTGGTAGATTCCACAACACTTTAGAATCCATGGAACCTCTTATTATATCCTTAAGAGCCCAACTTTCATTTTGTTTAAGTAACTTAACTTTCTCGTCTCTGGTACGAGCTTTTGTTACTTCTTCTAGAACTTCATAAACATACTGTTTCATTCAATAAACTCCTGTACACTATCAATCAAATTATTACAACGTTTAGTAACTAAGTAATTAAATGTCTTAAACTTATTACTCCAAACGTCTTGTTCTATAAAAGTATTTATAATTTCTTTTCTTAGATCTTGTGGAGTTTCAGTGAGATCAATTAATTTTTTGTTTCTACAATAATTACGATACCACGAAGCTGCATATAACAACTCTCCTTCGTCAAGATCTTGTATAATATTATCTATTCTTTTTTTAGACATAGGAGTTTGCCTAAAGCCTTCTACAAAAGTATTATCATCAGATAAGATATTTGGTACACCATCGCCTTTGTCACCTTTGATAATATGAGTTTGTAGATATAATCTAGGATTCTTTTCTATTAGTTCTTTTTTAAGAAGTGGCGAATATTGTCTCACAAACTTGTACTTTTGTAGCTGTAAGAAGTCTCTATCAGAAGATACTATCATAATCTTTTCTGGATTATAGTCGTTGTTTGGATCTGGATTCATAGTAACTATTGTACCTATAATATCATCAGCTTCACAACCATCTATATGAATGACCTTATATGGAAAGTTTTCTTTTATTTCATCTTTTACCATATGAAGTATTCTAAATGCTTCACCCCAGTCAAAAGAAGATTTATCTCTATCTTTTTTTCTACCAGCCTTGTACTGTGGAAAAGCTTTTCTACGCCAGTTATTTGCACCATCAACTGCTATTACAAGTTCACCATAATCTTCTTTATACTTTGTACGATACATTCTTAATGAATTAAGTATCATATGACGAATAAGACCTTCATCGAAAGTCTTATTAATAATAATACTCGCTAAAGCGATACCACTATAATCAACTATTATCATGAGTATTCACTCCATGTTGGATCGGGATATCTTGATTCAGCCCAAGATAAACCATTTGGTATACTTACATCATGTCTTTTCCATATATAAACATCCCATAAAGTAGCATTTTTCATGCCACCTTTTGGGTTACCGCCATAAACAAAACCGTGTTTTGGTTTACGACCTTTCTTTTCTACTCTAAATTTTTCTCTAGAATTAGCGTTTACGACCTTGACAATAGACTTTACTATATCATACTCTCGCATGTCTTGCTGATTAGTTGGATCAAACCTGCCAATCCAAGACGTTGATCGCCTGTTATGTTTGCCAATAAAAATACCCATAATAACTCCTTAATATTTTATTTGATAGATATATTCTATCATACTTTTTTGCATTTGTAAACGTTTTTTCACTTAACTTGTTAAGTGTTTTGCGTGTATCCTGCAACCTATGAAGTTATTAAAGTAATCGTCTCTGAATAGAACGTTGTTTTCAAACTGCAGTTTTGCTTCATAATAAGACATTTCTCCTTTGGTCTTGCAAAGTTTTAATATTTCTCTTTTAAATTGTTCTTGGCCGTTTTTTTCCACAAGGTTGCGTACTTCATTCGACGAGCCGTAATATTCTTTCCAGTTTGATTCGACGCGCGTGCGTACGCGTCTCTTACGTGTTTTAGTGATAGGGAGGGTTTTAGGTTTCCAGAAGTTCTTCTTTCCAATATACTTTTTGTTGGTATGAATTTCTGTAAGTTGATATACGAATCCTTGAAACTCTTCTGGGGTTGTGTCAAATACTGTTTCATTATAATACCACATGCATTTATTTATTCTTTTTTATACAAAGCGCCTTTTAAAGCGAGAGGACTGCTGGCTTCAAATATTGGAGTGCCTATTCCAATTGGCAAAGGTTTCGTAGGTTCAAATTTTGGAAGTATTGGTAGTAGTACTAAGAAATGTATAAAATAATATGCAGTTGCTATTCTACTAAGTGTTACATATATTCCTTCAGCTGGCATGGCACCGAGATATCCTAGTGCAATACAGTCTACAAACAGTATCCAAAATAATATTTTATACAGAGGTCTAAATTGTGAAGATCTAATAGGTTGCCTGTCCAACCATGGAAGAATAAACAGAACTACTATTGCTCCAAACATTAATAATACGCCGCCTAACTTATCAGGAACTGCTCTTAATATAGCGTAAAATGGTAAGAAGTACCACTCAGGCACAATGTGAGCTGGTGTTACCATCGGATTAGCAGGAATGTAATTATCTGGATGTCCCATAAAATTTGGGAAGAAGAAAACTGCTGCAGCAAAGAAAGTTAAAAATACTCCAAGTCCAAACAAATCTTTGATTGTGTAGTATGGATGAAAAGGCAACGTGTCTTGTTTACCTTTTATATCAATACCAATCGGGTTATTACTGCCAAATCTATGTAAAGCAACTAAATGTAATATAACTACACCGACTATTACAAATGGCAGCACAAAGTGTAAACTAAAA